TTCGAGCATTCGGTGGTTCAAGTAGAGGAAGTTGCAGAAACCCCAGCTTGTGCTGAACTCAAGGAAGCTGAGGTCGAAGAAGCTGTGGTAGAGACTGTCGAAGTTGCCACAGAAGTAACAGAGAACAAAGTCACTGCAAAGCTACCTTCTAAAGCTAAGAGAAAGAGAGCTACAAGCGAAAAGACACTCCGCAGCCCAAGCAAAGGTAAAACTTATAGAGGGGCTGGTTACATATTCAAGAAGAAGACAATTGTTACCCCAACTATCTGGGCATCCTTTGAGCAAATACTGGGAGGGCTGGATGATGGGACAAAGAGATTCTTTAAGCATTTATACAACTGCTCTTGTGTGCTGAAGAAAGAAGAAGGTTGGGTAGAGCTACCAAGCCAGTTGATCAGACAAGAGTTTGGAATTACAACTGAAAGCATTACAGAGCTAGAGTCCAGAGGAATTATCGAGGTCAACCACTCCTACGAGGTCGGGGTTGTATGCAAGAAGTACAGAATACCCCCTTCTGGGACTGAAATGATAGAAGATGCCATCCTCGGCTCCTTAGAGTCCGGAGAGCTATCTAGAGTCGTGTTAGAGACAGGAAAGCCCACAAGGGCTGCTCTCACCAGCTCTATCTATGATGAAGGTGGAAATAAGCTTCCTGAGCTGGTTGCATCTCGTATCTTGACCTATAAAAATGTTGTAGTTTTCGATAGAAAAGCCGCTGCCCGCTTCGTTAGACAAAAGAGATTCGCGGCTAAGGTCGAACTAAGCAAGAATGGCAAGACAAAGCTTTACGACTCCCTCTACTTGAGCTATAGGAACGACGCTAACTGTCTCCGCTCAGTTATCTATGACCACGCTGCGATTGACTTACCCGGTGGTAGATGTTCTTATGTTCCAGCCTTCAAGGCTCAAGTAAGCGGTCGCATCACACATTTAGGTGGTGGTTTCCAAAGTGCAAGTCGTGGTCTGACAGCCGCTGCCTTCTGTGAACAGGATTACATCAACTATGACCTGAAGAGCGCACAGCCTGCCGTCTACCTCCAAATGCTTGAACAGTACAACATTAGCGACCAAGGCTGGTTAGAAGATTACATCTCTGGTAAGACTGGTAAAGTAGCGATCGCCGAGCAAATAGGAGTTGAGGTTGACACCTGGAAGAAAATATTCCTAGCTGTTTTAATGGGAGCAAGAGTACCAGCTATTGAAAGGGCTGAGAAAGGTTTCCTGAGTATCTCACGCGCTTTGGCTGCACAAGCAAGAAATAAGAATAAAGATAAGAAAAAATATAAGAAGTTTGAGGTAGACACCTTGTTCGCCAGCTTCCTTGAAGAGTTCAACAATGACCCTCAGTTAGCGTTCCAAGCTTTCAGAAAGTTCACAGATGTCTGTTCCCCTTTCCTTGCAGCAGTCCGGGAAGTTGGTGAGTTAATCAAGACAGCTATTAAAACCCAGGACGACACAATTCTTCCACAGCTTTTTAAAGGTAAGGAAGGTTCATTCATTAAGAACTCTGCCGGCATGAGCCTACAACTGGCAGGTATTCCTAAAGCAGGTTTAATCTCTAAAGTCCAGGCTCACTTGCTGCAAGGTGCTGAATCCTGCCTGATAAGCAATATTCTCAAACAGTCTGAAGAGTATGGCTTCGAGCCTGTCCTAGACTTCCATGACGGCTTCCTCAGCCAAGGTGAAGTGCCAGCAGAAGCGGTTGCTAAAGCAGTAGCAGCTTGTGGCATCAGAGGAGCTTTAGAGATTAAACCACTCGTAAGTCCGTTCTAACGAACCGTTCGTCGCATAGCCAACCAGCAGTCTAGATTAATCCCTAGACTGCTACCTGCTATCTACGAAAACGGGTATAGTTGTACTAGTAAGTTATATGACACTTTTATGAATACCGAACTAAACCTAAACTTCCCTCTTTTTTCAGAAGAAGAGTTAAATAGAATGAAGTCAGTTTTCTCTGAACATATTAAGAATCTCTCCAAAGTCAGACTGCTCAAGCAATTCCCCAACAAAGTTTTATAGAGGAAGTTGTAGCCAACTGTGGAATTGCGGTGGGTTAATCTCTAGGCTGCTTCTTGCTGACCGTACAAACTGTTATATTAGAGATAGTAAAGAATATAAACAAGTTTATGTATAACGAAACGAATCCTTTTCCTGTTACACAAGAAGAATATCTAGTTAACAAGCGCATAGCCAAGAAGAACGTAATTGCTGGCTCAATACTAGGCGTGTTGAGCGCGTTGTCTCTAGCGGCTAACCTGACAATAGGATACGTTCTATATGACCTGCTGACTCCCCCAGAGCCTCCAAAAGAGAATCAGAAAACATTAGTAGGTTAAACACCCAAACAACCAGAAAGGACTCTTGTAACCATCTACAAGAGTCCTTTCTGCTGTCTGGCAGTGAAACTATCTGAACCGCAAATAGTTCATCGAGCTACCTTTACGCTCCTCTCGATAAACTTCCCACTTCAATTTATCTCGTAGTACATAAAGACTATCGAGGGGGTCACGCTCCAGGTCTCGATCTTTAATCTGATACTTCAAGACCGCTCCGCCATTTAGACGAGCCTGAATAGCTTGAGTCACTGCGTCAAGCATCTTCCGGGACTCCGAGCGCCCATCAAAGTCAAGGAGAACACCAGCTAGTCCTGCTACCACTAATAACTGACCCTGACCGACTGTAGAGCGATCGCCAGTTTGGTTAGTAACGTAAGCCTGCCAGAAGTAAGTCCCCGGTAGCGTTCCGAGGGATACAGCCCCGCTTAGACTAGTCTTCCAAAGACCGTCCTGCTCAGAAGCCACTAAGTCAATGGCGACATCACCTCTGATTGCATACTTTAGCTCGTAGTCCGCAGGGCTAAAAGTCACCCTCAAGCCGGTAGTTGGGTCTATCCCATCGAAAGGTTGATCGAACCAAGTAGAGCTGTCACCTGGCACAAATTGTGCGGGAATATTGAAAGCCATAATGTGTGTTTTCCTTACTAGTACAAAGATATTTAATCAATTCGTTTAAGCGTATGGTAGTAGGTATAGGTTTGTGGAAAGTTTGACTCAGGGGTAGCTTGCGGCTACGCGACCCGTATTAAAGCGCATTTCCTAAAGAACCTGGAAGGGGGTGGGGTATGTTGGTAGACCTTCTGCCCCTAAACTCCTTCTCTGTCTTACTTTCTCATCACCAGTTGGTTGCAAAGCCCCTTCCTGTCTCCTTAATACTACCTTTGGGTTTAGTGGCTTTAGGTTTGGTTTCCTCTGCTGCTGTTGATGGAAATAGTTTGCTCCGCAGTCTGTCCCAGTTCATAGTGGATAGACCATTAGCAACAGCAGCTACATAAGCCAGCACCTCACAGTCCAAAGCCTCGTTTCTGGTTCTGACCTTTATCCACTGGTGAGTTGGCTGTCCTTGTATGAACTTAGTCACACATTTCTCAGCAGTTAGTTGAGCAAAGTAATCTTCAGGTAATCCTTGAGGAAAGTGCATAAAGCCTTGCTGACCAGCCATTAACTGTAATCTTGAGTAAACTAATGACTTACAGACATCTGTGCCAACTGTGAAGAGCTTGATGCCATTCTTAACTACCTTGCCTCGCACGTTGACATCTTGAAGACTAGGACGGCTGAGTATTGGTTTATTTGGTGTCCCACTCCCCTTGGTTGGTATACACTTGAAGCTGTGTCTTCCTCTACAGAATTGGTAGACAGACTGCGGACGGAAGCCTGAGTCAATAGCAGCGACACTGACTGATAGCTCTATGCCATCATGATGTTCAAAGGGTAGAGAAAGTAAATCATCCAACTGTTCCCAGACAGACGGTTGGCTCGTGTCACCAAAGATTTCTGACCAATGGATAAGCCAGCTCTGCTCACCACGACCCCATGCCTTGATAACTATGGCTAACCGATCTGCCTGAACGTCAACGCCTGCTGTGAGTAGCAAACCACCTTTAGGTATGAAACATTGTGGGTAATCTTCAGCGCGGGCTGCTAACTCCTCAAAGTCTAATGTCTGACCCTGCTGCTCTTCCCATGTCTCGCCTAGGCTGGTGTTGACCCACACTTTTAATCTCTGTGGGTCATCCTTAGCTTTTAAGAAGTCGGTGGCAACATCACCAAAACTTCGCCAAGGTGAGTACAGCTCGTTCAAGTGAAAGCCAGCACAGTTAGTAAAAGGTGCAGTGGCTCGCCAATCACCTCCTCTGAGCATCTTTTGCTTAGAAGAGTTCTCAATAGGTCTATTGCACTTAGCGCACTCGTACCAAGCTCGTGATGGCTCTTCAGGTCGCCATTTAACCTGTGACCATACTAAGACTTGATGCTCACCACAGTGCGGGCAGGGTACAAAGTAACGGCGTTGGTCAGACTCTAAGAAAGCCTTCTCAATCCGGCTGCTACCTCTATTTGTTGGTGTAGAAACAAGACCTATCTTCCGGTTCCAGAATGTCATGGTGCGCTTCTTAGCTAAGTTAACTGGGTCTCCCTCTCCACCAGCACTGGGGGGGAATCTGTCTACCTCATCAGCAAGGAGAATCCTAACAGGTCTACTAGCCAAAGAAGCAGGACTGTTAGCACCTGCTAGGCTTACATGACCACCCGGAAATTGTTTATGAAGAAGCGTGTTCTCCCCACGAGGACGGTCGCCCATAATCTCAAATAAAGCTGGGCTATCCCTGATCATTGGGGCTAATCTGTCCTTACTGTAAGCCTCAGACATTTCTAATGTAGGTTGCAGGAATAACACCGGCGAAGGGTCTTGACTAGAAAAATACCCAACTACATTAGCAAGAGTTTCAGTCTTACCTACCTGCGAACTACACATCACAACTACAGTCTCTGAGGCTGGCTCGTTGAATGCGTCTAAAATTCCTCGCAAATACTCAGCTCTCGAAGTTCTCCACCTACCAGGCTCTGCACTACTCTCTGGTGATAGAAACCGATAACGGTCTGCCCACTCACTTACCTTCAGGCGGGGTGGTGGAGCGAACAATCGTCTAACTTCGTATAGCGTGCTAGATACTGTCATCATCGCCTCCTAACTCGCTCAGTGCCTCATAGACAGCCTCTGTCAGCAATTCTTGAACAACTGTCGGATTAGACTCTGCTGCCACTTCAAAAGCTAGTCGAGTTGGCAACCCTAACAACTTTGAACGGCAGGACATCACCAGCTTTGACCAGCCTTGCTTTGCTTCTTCAGAGTTAATTAAAATTCCATTCTTCTCAGCTATTAGCAACTCTTGAACGTCGGCTTGAGCTTTTGTTAAACGGGTCTTCTCAGCGGTCAAGTCAGCTTGTGAAGAATCTTTTGTTTGTTGGTTGAATTGTAGTTTGTAAGCAAGGTAAGCCTGGACACACCCTACTAGATCCCACTCACCTTTTCTCCTAGGCTCTGGTAAAATACCATCTCGCTGCAGTTGGTAAATTCGGGACTTATCTATTCCTATAGCCGCAGATAAAACCTCCGCAGGCACTATATAATCTGTTTGCATAATATTTTATTGATACTTACTTCTATTATACCCGCCACGAATAGACTAAGTGATATTAGGTCTCTGGAGTCTGTAGTGTTAGCCGCGTCGGTGTTCACAATACGACAAACTTAGAAGGGGCAGCTAGTTTGCCACCCCTAGAGAGTTATTCGGGCTGTAGATAAGATAGCTTTGCACTAACTCATTATCTCAGCTAAAGAAGGGAAGTTATTGTTTGAAAGGATTGTGTCTAGCTCTTCTATCTCTACTTGAGTTAAACCACCAACCATGCCAGCTATAGTAGACTTTGCTAATACTTTAAATAAGTCCATATTGCGGTAACTCACAATCTATTGCTGGCAAGGGTTTTGGGAATAGCTTAAAGCCTTGGGACTGATATTGACTATCTAAATACGGGAGTTAAGCGGTTTTGATCAGGAGTTTGGCGTTATTGATTGTATTACCATTCCAAACAGCATATTGGCTTGCCCCTACAGAGCAATAATCTCCGATTGACATCCCAACAACTCCACCCTGAACCACATCAGATGAAAACATATGGGCAAACTGTATCACGCCCGTACCTGGCATATGCGCTGACATAGTGGCGGGATATAGAGCGCGAAGGTTTCCCGGCGTGTTTGAGCCACCCGATTGACTGACTATCTCCGTTATCGCCAGATTCACGGAGGCAGTATTACCCCCGGCTAAAGAACTAATCGGCTGTAACGTTGCCAACACACTAAATGCAATTCTCTGAGGAAAGTCTATAGCATTGTCTCTTGGAATATAAGCATAAGGAGCATTGTTCTGATCCCACCAATTATTGCTAGATATTGTTGGATCTGGTCTGAAATATCCCAGAAACATCCGTATACCCCCGTTTCCTGAAATAAATACTCCTCGAACTTCAGGATGGTTGCAAATCTGGAAAATATACGAATCGGACAGCCCAAAAGCATTAGAAACGTTAGTAGTTATTGAAGGATTGCTCCCTGTATTGGTTTCAGCGTTAAAGGTTGAATAGCCTTTGAAACTAACGCCTGATGAAGCATTTGTAAAGCCAAATTCAATTATTAAGTTTGCATAAGTTTGAGTTCCGCCAGTGTTAAAATTCCAAACACGGAAGTTTCCAGTTGTCCCGACCGTGTAGCTTTTTAACAAGGTAAATCCTGCTGTAATCATTGCAGAACTTATGGCATTTAATATGTTTTCTTGGCTTCCGTCGCCCTGAAAACTAGCAGTTGAGATAATTGCGTTTGGCATATTTATATTCCTGAAATAATAACGTTTGGAGAAACTTGCTGTCCCGAAATAATAATTTCTGGGGACATTTGTTGCCCTGAAATAACAACTTCTGGCGAGGTTATTTGAATCTGAATTTCTACAATTCTACTATCTATCATAGGTGGATTACTTAGTCCTATGAATCCCCCAGGGTTAACACTATTGCCTGTAAAAATTCCTAACAACCCTGTGCCAACAATTATTCCATATTCAGGCATAATTAAACTCCGTCACTCCAATGATCTGTTAGCTCCACATTACCCTGAATTAATCTGATTGTGTATCCGTTTGCTTGCCTACAAATCACGTCGTACCCATAATTTCCGGATTCCAGAAATTGAGTATCGGCGGGGTCTATTGCTAGGTAAAAACTATTAAAAGCTGCTGAACCAAACCAAGCGATCGCATTTGCAGGAATAGCTACAGATAAAGGTGAAACTGTAAGATTCGTAGGCGTAGTGCTATTTGTTGCACTTGCTGTTAGTTTCGCACTTCCTAAATATTGCCACCCGTCAACTGTGCGAGTTGCAAAATTCAAAGTTGTGCTTGCTGGTACATCCAGTCCTAGAGAATTTAAAGCAATAGATGTTGCCCCTACTGAAGTATTAGCTGCTGTAATTATTGTAATTGCACTAATAGGAATTGCGGTGAAAGAAGCTACCGAAAGCGATCGCACTAATAGCCTTCCTTCGTTAATTGTCCTGGTAGCTAGGGCTGTGGCAATTATTTGGGAATCGGTGACTGAAACAACTTTTGATCCTGTAATTCCTGATCCTTCTAAAGTGATTAAATCCCCGCTTCGTACTGGCAGGGATGATAAAACTCTTGCTTTATCATTCGTAAAAGGATATTGCTTGATTTGGATAGTGTTGCTACCAGATGTGACGATGCCTGTGAACTGGGGGATTAAATTGTAGCCTGGTGAAAGCCTGCGAATTTCTGCGAAAACCAAACAGCCACGAAGATCCAGATCAGGGTTTGTAATTGTTACAGAAAATTGTGCGCTCTCACCCTTCTTAAGTTCCAGGTCTAAGGTGTGGGTATCAAACTGTGGTTTTAAAGTTACCATTTACGCAAACCTCCCTAAAATGCTGATTGAACTATTTCCAAAAGTGTTGGGAGGTAAATACTCTGGCTCTATGACTGGGGCTGATACTTCAGATGCAGCTTCTGTTAACGCTGCTATTGATGCCTCCTTAGTGGCTAACCACTCATGTAGTTGTTCACTCTCTTTTATGAGGTGAGGGAGTTCTTCAGGTAGAACGAGGGCATAGATAATCCCAGACTGCATAAACTTATTAATGACCTGTCTGTCACCTACAACCGCCACAGAACCACTCAGAGAACACAGTGCGACCTTACCCATCGGCAATTGCTGCTCAATGGTGTAGCCTTCCCCTGTTGGCTCTACATGAGATATCTCGCCATAGTGTTTGACAGAGCCAGGAATATCTGTATTAGTGAAATTGTGAATAATCATACTAATACCCACGCGCTCCCATCGAAGTGGTAAAACTTTGCATCGGGAATCGAGAATAGATGCCAGCCAATGTTTGGCGCATAGAACTGCCAAACTCCATTGCTGTAGTGGGCTACGTTCGTGGCTTTCCCAGCCCAAACACCAGTTGCGCTGGATGGGACTATGTAAGCATCACCATCAGCAGGAGAAACAGGTGGAGTAGTTAAAGTTCTTGATAAGACTCCACCAACTGTCAGAGCCTCAAGAATTGCAAAAGCTTCGTTGAGGGTGACAGTCTTACTGGCTTGACTTTCAGATAGTTGTGGTAGTTTTCCTCTAGGGGTTGGCATTGTAAAAATAATTATAGTGATTACTACTATAATTATATACTTAAAACTGTAGAGAACCCAAATCCCACAACAGAAGAGAATTGTGAAACATCTATGTCTACACTTCCTGGTAGTGACCCAAAGAAAGAGGTTTGTTCAGTAGCGGAGAAGTAAAGGCTAGGGGAGCTAACTATGAAGGTTTTAGTTAGACCCCCAGATTGAATGTTTATTCTGTAAGACTCACTTGCCTCACTCAAAGGAACGTCTTGATAATCTAATAGCTCCCCAAATAACCTATTTCTTCTCACCCAAGAGATTGTTAAATTACCGCTGGTATCTCTGCTTCCTTTAACTTGGCAAGGGGCATAAGGTTTAAGTGATCTCCCTGTGCTAGTGAACGCTGTAGGAGTAATATCTGCTAAAGCTTGCCCATTAATAGGAGCTTTATAGAGACGTTGAGTATAAAGGTCTAAAGATTCGCCAGCAACTCTTGTTAAGTAACCACTAAGAAGGTAGAAGTCTTCCCCAGAGGTATGTGTGCTTATGGATTGTTCTGTGCCCCGCCTGCCTCTCAAAAGTGTTGATAGGTCATAAGTATTGCCAGAAACCAAAGTAGCAAACCTGAAGTAGATAACTTCGCCTCCAACTAAGGCAACGTTACGCCCATTGAAAAAATCTAGCTCTGGCACAGATTCCAATTCACCATCAACTGTCACCCTCAGCGTGTTCTTGTAGTCAACATAGAACTCAGATGCGGTTGCTAGAGTGGTGACACAAGTACCAAGAACTGTTCTCGTTATTATAGAGGCTACAGAGTCATAAGAGCTACCTAAGTTCCGACTGATGAACAACTGAGCATTTCTCCAGGCACTGTTACCTGTAGCCGCTATATAGACCCCTTGTGGAGCATCTGTGTCTTTGACTAAAGGAAGGTCTAGTATCCGTAGTTCAGTATCACTAGGGTTGCCAAGTGATAAGCTGACCGCTGGTGCAGTCGCTACTGCTGTGAGTGTTAGTAAAGTTGGGTCATAAGGAATACCTTCACATTGCAATAGAAAGTTAGCACCCACATCAACCTTGCTGAGGTAGACGTTCTGTTGAGTTGAAGAGTGTAAATTAACCTGCACTACGTCTCCTGGCTCGACAGTGCTATACCTCAGAGGTAAAGAAAACTCGAACCTACGCCGCTTTGACCACTCTAGGAATATGGTCTTCCTGGCGACCGCTAATGCCTGTGAGGCTGTTAGCACTAGGTCAAGCCGAATCTCTAATTTATTCTTGTTAGGCGAGTTTTGCCGTTGAGCAGTCTGTGTGTTCTGTTGGTAGCTGAAGTCGTAATCAACATAGGTGATTGTGACCTCATCTGGTAACTCTATATCTTGTTGTCTTGTTTCTTTGAATAGGTCAGGTCGCTCCTGTCCTTCTTCCGCAGTAGCTAAGTCGGTTCTGGGAATAGTTAATGGTGAGCCACCCCGGACTTGGTTGATAAACTTTAACTTACCACCAGACTCCAGGGCATCAAAGAAGTAAGCCTTTTGCAGTTGCGCGATCGCATCTCTAGCATTGAGAGATTGACTAACCACGAACCCTTTAATCAACATTGAGTCTATTTCTGTAGTGTTAACTTCTGTGGTGTTAAAACCTACTTGAAGACACAAGTCCCTAATAACCACTCCCAAGGAAACATCTATGCTGTATAACCTACCAAGACTCCAGTAGCCATAAGTAACAACCTCACAGGACACAGCAGGAAGACGGTTTCCAAACTCCTCAAGAGGGTAGTCATCAAACAAGATATAAGCCCTCCCCCTGTACGCTGGAGTGTCATTTACCCCTTGGACAGAAGCCATCAACGAGTCTTGACCTTGTGTAGAACTACCATTATAGAAACGTACCTTCTCAGCGAACTTGAGAGATGCGGTTATAGTATCAGCGTCTGCTTCAGGGCTAACGTTGTAAACTAGCTTAGAGTTAAGCCATATTTTTCTTACACCTATTATCTCTCCAGAACACAGAAGGAAGGCAAAGTTACAGCTATAGGTATAGTTAGTGGTTTCTACACCACCACCACCACCCTTTCCACCAGAGCGGGTAGTAGACACTCTTTCCTTAATGGGAGTAGACCACATAAGGTTTCCTGCCAATCTAGATGCTCCGTACACCTTTGGTACAGCAGAGCCGTAACTAGACTTCGGTGCTGATAAGTCACTTAATCTTGCACCTTCTTGTTTTTGTGTTGGAGTAAGTAGACCTAATAGATAATTAGCGGTAAACCCTATAGCCAGGTTAAGCGCGATAGTTGCCATTTTTATATACCAGGTAAAATAAAAGATTTAATAATTCTGTGCTGCCAGAACTCATCTAGCGTGTGTTCTACAACCTTACCAACCCCTTGGTAAGCGTGGATTAGCCCTATGTCAGAGACAATACCAACGTGCTGTGGGTTTCTCTTGATCCTGAATAGATGTATGTCTCCCGGCTCTGGACTGTCTGTAGGGGTACAATGAGCTTCTAGAAGACTGAGGAGCACCGTACTATCTGGAGTTCTGTCATAGTCCGTGAAGTCAAAGGTGTAAACTCCTAACTCTCTCAGCACACCTAGTACCAACCCAATGCAGTCAACACCCACCCCTTTAGCTCTTGCTTGATGATGGTAGGGTGTTTCCAACCACTCCCTTGCTGTAGTAACAATTTGTTGTTTAGTCATTAGCCTTCAAAGCCCCCTAAAAATCTATCTTCACCAGGAATATGGGGTTCGCCTTGGTAGTTAAGAATGTTGCTGTAACTTTTACAAGCTCCAACGGTCTTAGCGCACCCTGCCACAGCCCTAATAGTCGTACCAACTTGGATGTCATAAGGCATTGGTTCAAACAGTTGGAATTGGTTTCCTATAAAAGAAAGAACCGTTGACTTGAAGCCATTGTTTTCCCCACTTGTGAAAGTCACTTCCCCTAACTCAAAGAAGCCATTACCTCTCCCAGAGCTAACAGTGAATTGACGGTTATTAGTGACAGAATTGATAGTCAAGTTATCGGTTAAAGCTGTCAGGTCTTTTGTACACTTTGAATCACCAAAGACAGCGCGGCATCCTTGAGTTGTTAAAGTTCCTATCTTCTGCTGTAAGAGTTGGGCAAAACTTCTAATCTCTGCTGAATAACGAACATCTGTGAGACTTACTTCACCTAAGAACCCACTAATCATTAAGATGTGATTTGGAGGGTCTACCAAGAGCGTGGTAGGTGGATTCTCCCAGTTGACTAAGAAGATGTCAACTCTGGCATAGTCATAGCGTCCACCTACTAGGTCTGTCTCACTAATAGAATCATCGGATAAAGCAGAGTTAAGCTCTAAGTTTCTAACAGCCAGAGAGTTATCTTGAGCAAAAGCTGAGGCACTAAAACCTGTAGATGCTTTATAAATCACGCCACCAATTACTAACTGCTTATCCCCACTGGTAAAACCTTGGACTAGACCATCAGTGCGAGTCACCCGCCAGCAAGTTGTTAGCTTGGTGTTCTCTCGTTGTAGGTGACTAGAGAGTGCTGTTGCTAATGACTTCATATCTTAATCTCCAGAACTGCCAATGTACTCACATAAAAGAGCATTTCATCTGGAGTCCCAGCATCGTAGCGGTGGTCAAAAGTATCTTGCTCAAACCGGACTGGAATATCAAAGTCAAAGGTCGCATTAACAATGCCTGTGGGTGGTGCAGTAAAAGTGCATAAACCAGTGGTGTTATCAACACTAAAACCACTAGTTATAGGTACACCAGCAACTGTTAAAAAGACGCTACCAGCAACTGGTTTTTTAATAATTTGCACTGTTGATAAAGAGCCAATGGTGTAAGTCTTCTTGAGTTGGAATTGTGTGATTACTCCATTTCCTACACCGATTAACTCATTCACAGCTTGATAGTTAGCCCAATCTCTAAACCTAAACCCATCCGCCTTTCCTCTGTGGGCACGGTGAAAGCGAATTATATAATCTAATTCTTCTCTGTCGTAGAGCCTATCCCCTATCTGCCAACGTCCTCTTGGCTCATCCCAATTAGAGTTTCTCTGCTCATAACCACCTCCTGTGGTAAGAACTGTGGTGGAGAAAGAAGCTCCACCAACAGTACCCTGATCAAAACCTAAATTTAACCGTACTTCATTAAAAGGCATACCTAGCATTTAAATAGCTTGTGATATTTCTAGTATAGCTTTTATCCGTTGCGGTTCATACCTCTCCTTAGCTGTTCAGCAGCATCTCTACCCAGTTGGGAACCAGACTTTCTAAAGCTGTTAGCATCTGGTGTTGAGACGTTCATCATGATGGTTTGTGAGCGGCTAGACCCGCCTGTAGAACTACCAACACCAACAGTTACTAGTGAGAGAGCTGGAGTTTGCATGGTATTGAGTGAGTCAAGGAAGTTAGTTCCCCAGTGTTTAACAGCTTTAGCTCTCATAACAAACTCACCGTTTGAAAGTCGGGCTGCTATGGAGTCACTTGTGCCTGTACCTGGACCACTCACATATCCACCAGTAGCAAAACCTGTACCACCAAAACCACTGAAGATTGCCTTAGTAACGTTAGCAGCAGCCAGTTGGGCAACAGCTTTCAGAATTGAGGTTAAGAAGCTATTCAGGGCATCACCTAACCCTTTTGTGCCTGTGAATATATCCTCAAAGAATTGTTGTGTAGCCGCTCTTGCTGCTTCCCCTACTGTTTCGTAATATTGTTTTGCAATATTGCCTTGGTCAGTAACTTGCTTTAACTCATTTTGCAGTCGGGTGTCATTAAGCTCTGTTATTACTCGCAGTCTCTCAATTGCGGCATAATCCCCAGATTCCCTTGCTTGTTGGGTGAGAGTTTCTAGCTCTAATGACCGCTCCCTATGCGCTTGCTCGATCTCCCATAGTTGTTTCTGTCTTTCAGCTTGGTCGCCTTTTAACCTACTAAGCTCCTGCTCATGGGCAATTTGGTCAATGCTGAGATTTAACTCTCGGTTAGCAGCCAGTTCCGCGTCCCTTACTCTCTGCTGGTCAAGTTGTAACCTGCGGTCATTTTGGGCAGATAGCTCTTGTAGAGTAGATAATGCCTTCTCATCTCCTCTGGCTCTAACCTCGGCTATCTGTTGCTCTAACACCAGTTTTCTATCGTAATGATTGTTTTCAGCATCATAGAACTGTCGGCGAAACTCAGCTTGCTGACCTTGGAGATTGTTTATCTCCACCTCTTGCTCAAGCCTACGAATCTGGTTTAGGTACTGTTTGTCAGCTTCTTTGTCGGCAGCAGCGTTCTCGGCTTGTCTTAGCTCAAAGGCACGGGCTTCCTCCGCAAGTTGGTCTTGGCGTTCGCTGTGAATAGCTTTTCTGCGGTTCTCTAAGGAGTTAAGCTCATCTGACTCCTCTTGGGTTAAAGTCGCCTTTACCGCCATTAATTGATTGATACGAAACTCAACCTGCGCTCTTTCAGAAGCTAATGTGGAGTTTTGCAAAAGACTAGTTTTATCTAAGTCTAATGAAGCAATCCTACGCTCCAAAAGCGTTCTGCTTTGTTCGTCTTTAGTAGTGGCGAGTCTCTTATCTAAATCGTTTTTAGCCTCAGCAAAGGCGTTCTCTATCTCACTGCGCTGACGTTCACCATCTAAAGTGACTTGGGTTTTCTTCTCTTCATAAGCTTTGTCCCGTGCCACTTTGGCATCGCCTCTGGTTTGTTCAGCGATCGCAGCTTTAACTTCGAGAGTATCCCCTGTTGATGCGTCTACCTCTCCAATTAATTTATTAGCTTGTGATGAATAACGGTCTTTAGCTCTACCAACATATTGGCGTAAAGATAATCTTCCGTCTGGCTTTGAGTCTGGTTTGACCCCAGGATTACCACCGTAGACAGTTGCCGATACTTTCTCAAGTGAGTTTAGAACTTGTCCTCTAGAGTGGATTTTTAGGTACTTCTCAACATAAGGCAGTTGCTCTTCAGCGGTCATCTTGCCTAGTTGGTCTAAGGTTGCACCCAGTTCCTTCTGATTGTCTTTTGTAAAGCCTATCAGCCCCACAGCCCCATTTCCGTGAGCTTTAGGAGATAGTGTGCCACCTGTTTCCAGTAACATAACCCTGAGTAAATCCTCCGGGTTCATACCGAGGCGTTTAGCCATCTCTATAACACCAGCAACCGTCTTCTGTTGAGCTGTGAGGGGCTTGGCTTCTACACTATCTTCTGAGAGGACATTCTTACCTACTGGAAGATTGAACTTCTTACCAAACTGTGACCGAGGATCAACTAACTTACCATTGACACGAACCTCATGATGTAGATGTGGACCAGTGGATCTTCCAGTTGACCCAACCTTACCAAGCACCGTACCTTGTTCAATTTCATCTCCAACCTTAACTAACACTTCACTCAAGTGAGCGAACCGCTGGGTGACTTTCCTACCTTCTTTATCAATACTCTCAAGGTCTACAAGATTACCGTAACCGCCGTTGTTAAAACCAGCGGCAGTGACTTTTCCTGGTAAGGACGCTTTGACAGGAGTACCGAGTTTGTCCGGTGTGTCTATCCCAGCGTGAAACGTTACCTTTCCGGTGATAGGGTGCACACGGTTGCCCATCCCACTATTAACAGAAGCAGGTGTGGGTTTGAGGAAGGTATATTGTTGATACTCTTTCTTGGATGAAGCACCCTCAGTCTTCTCGTCACCACCTTTAACGTCAACTCCTGCCCCCCCAGTTAGCTTTGGTCTGACTGGGGCGGGACTGAGTTGAGTTTTCTTAACTTGATTACCTTTTTCTGCTGCGGCTTCTTTGTCAATTCTTTGCTGTGTACGACCAAATAAACCACTCAAGTAGTCTCTGGCAGCACTAAAAGGTCTTATACCAACTGCCCCTAAAAACCCATCCTTATTAAGCTCACTAAAGAAGTCCCCAACCTTACCGCCAAAAGCACCACTAATACCAGCAGCCGCATTCTTAGCAGAGTCAATTAATGGCTTGAACATATCAAGGTTTGCAAGCCAGTCTGCTAGAGAGCCAAGATACTCTAAAGTCGAATTACTAAAGTTTCCTATAATTGCTGCCAGATAATCAAAGTTCTTACCAGTCCCGGTAGTGAACCAATTTATAGACCTGCCTACGACGTTTACAGCCTTACCGAGCAAATCGAAGGCTCCTTTGACAGTATTGACAGCATCCAGGAATACTGTTTTTAACAACTCCCCAAGGAAGTTAACACCTTTTCTAAATACTTCGCTCTTAGTGTAGAGAACAACAAAGGCTGCTGTTAGCGCGGCTAGACCAATAATTAGTAGACCGATAGGACTTATTAAAAAGGCAAAGGCGGAGCCAAGTGCTGTTAACAAACCCCCAGATTTGATGAAGGTTAAGGCGGCTGTGGCTAGGTCTTTTATTAAAAACCCTAGTACATATATTAAGTTTGAAACTGCAAATTGCAGTCCTACCAACTGTGTCTTCAGCCCCTGCAAAGTAAGGGTTGCGATAATAGACTGAGTGGTCAGACCAGATATAGCAGTGGCAAGAGTTATTAAGTATGAACTTAGCCCTCTAATACTAAATGCTAGAGAAATTCCTAAAGCAGATGCACCTTTTAGTAATAAATTAATAGCAACTAAAGCGGCTGCAAGAGTTACTGTCAGACTTGTTAAAACAATGATAGTAGACTGAATCGGACCAGGAAGAGCAAGAAAAGCGTTGCCCATCCCGGTGATAGCAGCCCCTATAGGTCTGATAATTACCCCAAAAGACTCCCAAGCTTTATTCTTGATAGCATCAGCTACACCAGATAGTGACTTCTCAGAAGACGCTATACTGCCGTTCATCTTCTGGAACGCTTTATCAGCTTCACCAGCGGCGTTCTTCTGTCTTTCTATAAACTCTGTGAACTTCTCAAAGTCGTTAAGAGCGGGTTGGACTGCGGCTACCGCCTCAACAGAACCAAACAAGATACCAAGAGCTTGGGCATTACCACCAGCCTTCTTCCTCACGTCCTCTAAGACAGCAGCAAACCCCTTCTGTTTAAGTGTTGCTGCATCGAACTTAATACCTAATTTCTCAGCTACTTTCTCAGCTTCAGCGGAAGGTTTAACAATTGAGCTAATTGCTTGCCTTAACCCAGTGAAAGCTGACTCTACCCTTACCCCAGAAGCTGTGGCTACAGAAACGGTAGCGTTCAACTCTTCCAAACTGACATTACTAGCAGCGGCGGTTGAGGCTACACTACCTATCTGTTGGGCATACTGCGAGACGACAATCTTACCATCGTTCTGTGTCTGTATGAACTGACTTGTAACCTTCTCTGTTTCACCTACACCTTTACCGTAGGAATTGAGAATTGTTGTCACAGCATCAGCCACAACACCTATCTCAGCAAATCCACCAACAGCGGCTTTCTGGGAGTTTTTGAGAATCTCAACTACATCCGCAGTTTTGTTAAACCCTGCAGAGAGAACGTCATAGCCAGTAGTCGCTAACTCTGTGGCTGTTACTTGATATCCTAACTCCTTTGACAACTGCTGGAGTTCTTTATGCAAGCCTTTAGAATCGTTTGTAAGAGTAGATAATGCCCTCAAACTAGTATCAGATGCTCTACCAGTTTGGTAGCTTGCTCTGATGAACCCACCTAATGCTAGAGTGGCAGCACCTATCGCAGCAGTTAGGACATCAAACCCACCCCCACCATCTCGCGCTGTTTTACCAGTCCCGTCTAATTCTGAATCAAGGTCTTTTAGTGTATTGTTTAAAGCATCTTGTGCAACAGCAATATCTCGTGCCGATGCCGTGCCACTGTTCTTAATAGCTTCAAAAGCAGCGATAGCCTTAGCCTTGAGTTGGTTGATGGACTCAGATGACCTTACACCTAATTCTCGATAGGATGCTGCGACAGCTTTGTTAGCTGATATAGCAGCTTGCTCCGCGCTAATGTCTCTTAGTTTGCTGTCTAAAGCAGCTTGAGCATTGGCTATATCTCTGGCTGATGCTGTGCCACTATCACGAATAGCTTTAAAGGCACTGACAGCCCTTGCACGGAGTTGATCAAAAGATTCAGACGACTTAATACCTAACTCTCGATAAGAGGCTGCTACAGCTCTATTGGCAGCGGTGGTAGACTGCTGAAGCTTTCTCTGGGCAGCCACTTCACCGGATACATCACCAGAACTTCTAGCGGCTCTTTGGGCAGCGACAGCTTCTCTACTTGCTTGCTTGGCTCTTTGGAGGGCAGAATCAAAAGCTTTGCCAGTTTGTTGTAACTGGGAGACAGCTTGGTTAAAACCCTCGGTGTCAAATTTAACTGATAATCTACGGGTAGCCATAAGAATTAAGCGCCCGTTAATTGCTTGATGGCGCTGTTAATAGTTTTACTATCAGAGGAGCCAGCTATTGCCCTATCCATAAGAGCATTAGCCCGTTCCTCACTTTCAATCTCATGGGCACACTTGAGAAAGAGTTTAATTTGGTCTTGAGAGTAATTCTGTATCTCCGACCAAGTATGCCCAGCTCTAATTAATTTGCTAACTTGTTTACCCCATCCGCTACTGATGTTAGACTTGCGGCTACTTCTAGGACTTTTGGTGTTAGCTTCTGGACGAAAAAAGATAGGTTTACCTCAACAACTTTAAAGAGAACTTCAAAGCCTTCCTCACCTTCTAATAAGTCCAGGTTTTCTTGTGTCAAACCAGTTGATAGTCTTAACAACTCAAACAAACCTTCGGGGTCATTAGCAGCTAGGTCTAACGCAATCTTCATAGCGTCTGGTGCTTCTTCTGTTGGCTTCTTAATAAAGGCATCAGCATAGTTTGTACACACCTGAATGACTCTTGGGAACTGAGTAAACTTGAAGGGCTTAACTGTGACTTCTCCTGAAGAAGTTACGACAACTTCATTAGGAACTAGAGTCTTTAATTCTTTATCAATATTTGTGTTAGCAGCCATCTTGATTCTCCTAGTAGTTATTTAAGTAATTTGTTTATTTGGTCTGGTACTTGTTCAGCTATTCTCTCAGCAGCGGCATAGAAGTCTATCTTTTTCCTGAGCCTAATCTTCTTAACAAAGTTGTAGACGATAGTGCTTCTTCCTTGAAATTCATAGACTATTAAGATGCCACTATTGGTCTGAATAATCTTCAGGAACTTCTTGTACTTATTGAAAACAGAATCCCAAGTGTTAGCTTTAGTAATTCTCTTGAAACCAATCTTTTCACCAGCGGGCGTTAGGGTTATCAAGTATTTGCCATTCTTAGGTGTAACCTCTCCACCCGTCTCAAAGATGTCTAGGAACTTGACACCAGAGCGAACGTAGGAGGCTGGTCCTTGTCTTTCATTCTCATCAAGGTCATAGACTTTGAAAGCATTAAAGAAAGACCCGTTGGAGTTGCGACCTCTCTTGAAGTTTTGGCGAACTTGTTTCTTCATTTCTTCTTTGAGTTGTTTGGCAGCCGCACGAGTTACTGCGCGTGTTGCTGCTGATAAATCACCAAGTTGGGATTTGAAGAACTCCTTACTAGCCTTGTCATCAAGTGAGGTCGCCATACTTAACTCCTATGCTTGTTGGGTCTGTCTGATTCTGAAGAAACCACCATCAACAGTATTGGTGTCGCGGGTGGAGTCGTAAGCCAGCATCCCCTCAATTTCTAGGTTTCCAAACTCGTCGGTGATCAGTTCGATGCTGCCGATAGGTGCGGGGCGGAACCGGTAAGCTTCGACGACTACAGGAGCGGAGTCTTCAGCTTGGTTTAGACCTGCAAACATCAATGAGTAATATTTGGGCTTGGCAGTGAAAGCACTAATTTGTTCAGAAGCACCAGCAGCGTAGTTAGCTTTCAATGCCAACCCATCAGTAATGGCTCCACCTGGGATGACGTAGATTAAACCAGCACCTAAATCAACTCGGTAGTCAGTACCATTAACGTAGGTTGTGGTAGCCCCCACGTTTGTTAAGCTTGTAAAACCAGTAAGGTTGATTCTGGTAAGAGCTGTGTACTTACCTGGGTATCCGAGTAAAGCCTCAGAGGTTACAGTTGCAGACGCGCTTGAGGTGGTTGTACCAAACAAAAACTTCTCTAGGTTCTCTTTGGTATATTCATCAATCGTGAAGCTTGCGGTAGCACTCTGTCCGGTGGCAACAATGCTGTCAGTTAGGTTCTTACCTGTGTAGGATTCCTTATGCTCAACTCTGGTCTCTTCAGTGCTTAGGGTTAAGGAAGGGCAGTTTCCTAACCAGTTGTACCCTGTGGTAACACCCAGAGAGTTAATGGAGGCAATTAGAACTTTACCTCGACCAACAAAATATCTTTCACTCATTTTCTATACTTCCTTCTAAGGATTAAATCTAGGTGTGCGGTAATGAATATCTAACTTAACTAGGACCTTGCAGGCACTCTTGCCATCTGTCTCAACCTCAGTCTCAGAACCTAGTAGGTTTATTTTTGAGGCTAAACCAGAGAAGGTAATATCTTTACCAATGGCAAGAATGATGTCCTGCAAGCATCTGTTGGCTCTTAGACCAGGGTTTTCACTGAAGCTATGAGCCTCTATTTCTGTATGTAGAACGTACTCATGGTTGTTGCCTGCTTCTGTAACGTCCTCATCCCCATCTCTGTAGATAAGAGCATCTTCTTCATACTCAGTGGCGTAATCTTGCCAGTAGAGGAGGGTTAGACCTAAATCGGTATTGGAGCCATTAGCAACAGTGATTGCTCCTAATAAACTTCCCAGTGCCTCCATAATGTCTATACGCTTCATACTTCAATAAGCTCCAAGTCTGTGAGTTTGCCATCACCAGTGGGCTGGACACTCTTAACTGTGTAGGACTTGCCTCTGATGGTTAGAGAAGTCTTGTGCTTAACGTTGGCTAGGGTGATGTCAGAACTTTTAAAGCAAGCTGTAATCTGCCTGCCATCAGCTCCTATACCCATCAAGGAATAACTATCATCAAAGATGCAGGGGTAGGTGGCAGAGCCTATTGTGGCTAACTCTGCAAAACCTGTCTCATCAAAGAAAATAGATAAGTCCTCATTAAGCATCAGTGGCTTCCCCTTCTTCTTCTTCTTTCACGGCAGCTTTACCTTTAGTTTTGGGTTCAGGTAAGAGTTCAATGTTTTCTGCGTGAACAGCAGCAACTACATCGCTTAACTCAACCACTTGTCCTTCTATGAACATAACCCCGCCATGTACTATCTGCCGACCTGATATAACTTGATACTTTTTCATCTCTCTTCTCATTCCTATAAGTGGGGTAGGGTGTAAGCAAAAGTTACACCCTGGTCAACTACACGGTGATAGCATCAATGATCTTGGCGAAGCTGGCGGCTCTAGCAATCTGAATGTCAATGGTTTGCAAGGCACGAACTTCAACAGTACCAGCGTCATAACCAGCACCGTAGGGGTTAGGAAGCAATTCTAGAATGCCCCACTCACCAATCATCAGGTCTTGGAAGTTACCGAAGATAATGGAGCTTAAAGCAGTACCAGTGCCTTTGGTTAGGTTGGAGGGAACGTTGTTGGAGACACCAGCCATGTAGCCGTTTAGCTTACCCATTGAGAAGTCAGAGCCAGCCGAGTCTTCCCAAACCCAAGTAGAATCAGTACCTGCTGGGTTGCGAAGTGTGGTCTTCAGCTTGCCGCGTACCTTGGAGTTGGTTAAGTAACCGAGAGAACCTACGTCAGCATTACCGTTAGCGATAGCGGTTTCTAAAGCAACGATAGAAGCCCAAGTAGGAGCAGCCCCGTTTGTACCTAAAGCCACAGTCGCCACACCGCTGGTGTTCAAGATACCTGTAGGTTGCCCAGATGAACCGGAGCCGTTGATTGCTGCCAAGTCAATACCAGTAGCGATGGACTGGCTAAGATTACGTCTTACCCGTGCTTCGATGTCCTCGGAGGTTTGTAGCAACATCTGGCGCGTGAAAGCGGACTTAACTCCTAGTGTCTTGGGTCTGAAGCTTACCTTACCGAAGGTCTGGTCACTCTGAGTTACGCCAGCGTTTTCAGCTACCCAGTAGATGTTGCTGATGCCGTCTTCTGTTGGGATGTCTAAGTTTCCTACCAACCCAGACAACATCTCAGCACCCATTCGTAGAATTAAAGAACGGTTGCGTAAGAACTCAATCAAACGACCGGAGTTTAATTCTGTAGCTACTAAGTTTCCACCTTGTCCTGGAGTGCCAGTGTTTAAAGTAGCCCGTTGCATGGGTACTTGTAGGTCACGGACAGGAACAAAGAATCCACCTGTTGCTCTGTCAAGCTTCTCAGCAATAGCGTTAGAGCATTCACGCTCGAAACCAGCTTTGCTCCAGTCACGGTCGAGAGCAGCCACGATAGCTTTGCGGATGGAGTAAGCCTTTTCTTCTTTACGGCTCAAACCTAAAGCTTCAATAGGGGCTTGGACTGGGGTTTGTTGTTCTGTGGATAACATATTTAATACTTCACTACGGGCTTGTTCGATGGATGCGCCTTCATTAACCAACTTAGCTGTAAACTCGCGGCTTTGGTTATGTTTAGCACACAGAGCTTCAATAGAGGTGATGCGCTCACGCTCTTGTTGGCGGACTTCATTTATATCAACAGTCTCGGTAGTCATAGGATTTTCCTTTATTACTTCTAATGGTTGGGGTGTGCTAAGAGTCAGAGGTTGAGCGTCTCCGATTAAGGTTCTACCAACACCAACAGAGGGGTCGGCTGGTATTGTGACGATGCTTACTTCAAGGGGACACCAGCGGGTTGCGTAGTATCTACTAACGCCTTTACTTGTTTCCTCTCTAACAGATTCAATCTGGTAGCCAATGGAGACATTTTTGAGTACGCCGGCTACGACTGATTGCCAGATTTGTTCTGCTTTCTGGTGGACATCAAAATACAGCTTGGCGTAGAGACGTTTACCTTTTAAATAACTTGTCACGACTACTCCAATGTAGTCGTCTGAGTCATGATTAAAGAGTAAATTTGCTCCGCTATTTAACCTAGTTAAATCAATAGCCTCTGGAGTGTGTTCTAGAACTTCATACCAGCCTCGGTCTACCTCATACTCACTAGAAATAGGGATTTCTATAGTCCGGTCATTTTGGTTAACAACCGCTCTTTCAAAGGAGACAGACCGATAATTAACAGAGGTTGTGTCTACAGAGTGCTTACCAATTATTGGGGCTTGTTCACCATTATCAGAAGGCTCTTCAGCTACTTCTAATTGCTCATCTGGAATGACGGCTGGTTCAACAATCTCAATGGTCTCAACACTTTCTATAACAACTTCTCTTTTTTGTTTGGTGGGTATAAAACCCTTACCTTTTGGTTTCATAAGTTTTCTTTTAGAAGTCAACATTATTGGTTGCCTCCCACTTGAGTTGCTAGTAATTCTTCGACTGTTACTGTGGGAGTTTGTGCTGGAGAAAATAACACCAAGTCTAATGATTTGGCTAGGTCTAACTCTCTTTTGCGGGTTTTTAGAACTGTTTCTATATCCAAACCTTGCCGGGCTAACTCGTCTGTTATGGTGGAGAGTCCATTGTTAATAGAAGTAACCGCTGAGTTAACTTCTTTCTGTGGGTCAACCCAACTCCAACCGCGTGGCTGCCACTTAACATTGCTGTATTTATTGGGGTTGATTTCGTAGTCCTTGAAGTTAAGAGCACCGGACATCACAGCCAGTTCTAGCCAAGATTCAAATACAGACTGGTGTAGTTCTTCAATTAACCATTGCTGACAAACCTTGTAGTTGTCTCGCTCAGATAAGAGTGCGAGACGGCTGCTGCTGTAATTGCTTTGGGAGTAATCAGATGATAGGTTTTCGTAGCTGATTCCTAATCCACTAGCAACGCCGCGTAGTGCCTGTCTGACAAACCCCTCGAAACCAGTTGTAGGTCTTGATGGGGCAAACCCGTTAAACTTTTCACCAGGTGCAAGTTTAGCGATCGCACCAGGGCTGAGTTCAGTGATAGACTGACCATTCTCGTTGTCATCAACCATACTGTCAGGGTCTGCTGACTCTAGGAAACCCATAATTGAGGCACTACCACGAGCTGATACAATTTCAGCTTGTTCGTAAGCACCTAAGTCGTTAAGTCTCCTAGCCCCACTGTGTAACCAAGGAACACCACGAGTTTGTCCAGGACGGTCTGTGATAAATAAGTGAATAATCTCATCAGCTGGTATTCTCTCAAGACGTGCAGCCTCGGTAGCTCCGTTGAATTGATAATCACCAGGATGCCGAGTCTTGAGCCAGTAAGCTACAGGACGATTCCAACGGTCAATCTCTACCCCCATACGAATTTCATTTCCGAGGTGGTTGCCAGAGTGGTTCTCGTCCAGTAGGTCTGGTTCTATTAGCTCTAAGGCAAAAGGTATCTTGCTGCCACCAAAGGACTGCCTAACCTTCCTTATCAAAACTTCCCCTGACTCAGCTACAGTTCGCAGAGCAACTTGTTGAATTTGTGCCCAAGAAAGTCGCCCAGCAGTGTCACAGTATTTCTTATGACCCCAACCTTGCCAAGTCTGTTCGATAAGAGAGTTTGTAGCCTCATCAAGATTGTCAGAGCCCTTGAGCTTTACCTGAGACTGGAATGGTATTCCACTCCCAACAACGTTCACGACCAAGGTTCTAAGACCATTCCGGGCGTAATCGTTATCCCGGCAAAGTTGTCGTGAACGGTTTCTCAGGGCTGTTATGCTGCCTCGAATCTCACTATCGGCACTTGTTCCAGAGGCAAACCAGTCTGCGGTCAACCTACTGTGAACTGCGCCAGCATACGAACGCTTACCAACCTTCTTGTTTTGGCCGAAGAAGGTGGCTACAAACTCACGAGTGGTTGACCAAAGTCCCATAGATATTAACTATAAACTGCCTATAATCTAATTATAGTTGTTTTCACCATAATACGGAAGGCTTACAACAAATAAATAGTAAGTATATTTAGGGAAGCTACGCGATAAATAAAAAATAGATATATTTAAGACAGTAGTATTGATAAAAATATTGATGATGATAGATAAAAGCATCGAGACGACAAGTAACCCCTCGGTTAAGTCAGTAATAAACGTATCCCCAGAGTTTCAGGAGCAGTTACTCGAACAAGTGCTCTTACAATCTGGTGGTATCAGCGTAGGAGTCATACTATCTTTTTGTGGGGCTATTTTTTTAGCTAAGTATCTAGGGGTAGGAAAGCTAATTGCGGGGCTAGTAGACCGAGTTGAAAAAGGCACTGATTCTCTAAAAGAGGTATCGCAAGGCTTATCTCGACTTAACTGTGACCTTACAGAAGCTAATAGAGTTCACGTTGTTACCCACGAGAACATCTTGAACAAAGTTGATGTTGCTCTTGATAGGCTACAGGAGTCAAAAGAGCTTATTAAGGATATACAGCGGAAACTGGATAAATAAAACCCCAGAGGAGGCTCCGGGGTTTGTGTTGTGGCTAATTCAGTTTGTTCAAACTATGGCTTCAAACGCTTGATTAAGTAGCTCAGTTGCCTCAGTTATCAGTTGGTAGAGTTGGTCTTTTAAGTCGTTAATTGGCAGGTGCTTTTGTCCTAGAAGTGAGATTCTTGTGTAGACAGATAGCATCTGCTCTCTCAGTTGGTGGGAACTGCTGAACTCCCAACCACTTGACTCGAATACAACTCTGTGAATATAATCTAGAGCAGTTAACTCATCTCTACCGACCAAACTAGCTAGTTCGTTAATTCCTGTGGCGCAGGTGTTTAGAACAGTAGCGGTCTGAATGAGTGAAGTAGCGGTTGCCATAAGTTTGTCTGGGGTGTTGTTGTCCTTGTGAACTAACTATATCCCAGGGGGACATGGACTGTAAAGGGGTTTTAGATTAGTAAATGTGGAATATTGTTGAACTATTAATAACTAGAAGTTATACCACGGGGACATGGGTTTATGGTATACTGTAGATATAAATAGTTTGAGAGAACAAACCCATGCCAGATGAGCGAGTACGAGATGAGAAAGGCAAGTTTATAAGTGACGACGAACCAAAGACCGCGAAGCTTTCAATGAGAGTAGAGCCTAGCTTGTTGGAGAATATAAAAAGTGAGGAGAACTGGCAGGAGCGGGCAAGAGCAGCTCTGAAAAAGGAGTTCCCTACCAAGTAATTATTTGCAAAACAAAGCCCCTGGAAAGTGAATCTCCGGGGGCTTTGTTTATTGGCTCAATATCAGTCTTTCGTGGCTCTACCTTTGTTAGCGTCTATCCAGCTTATTAAAGCAAGTACGATGGCTGGGCTTTGTCCTATCTTTAGTTCCTTGCAAGTTTCTTCTAATTCGTTTTTGAGCTTTTGTGGGAGTCGGATTGTTGTTGTTGTTGTGATAGTCATAACTTTGTTGCTCTTTGTGTATGGTTGGCTTTAATCTTCTAACTAGCTTTTGGGGTGAGTCTGAAGCTGTCGGCGACCTTATCATTAATCTTTGAAGACTTCTTGCCATGCTCCTTTAACAAAGGAATGATGTACTGCAAACCTTTTTGAGTTATTAAAATCTGTTGAAAAACACCAAAGTTTGTTTGCTCTTCTCTTACTACAAAGATTCCCTGTTCCACAAAACGTTGGTATGGATGTTTGGTATTTATGATTAGTTTTAACTCTACCAAAGCCTTGAATAAGTTGTTTCTACCAATACCAGGGATGCCCATAACTTGCGCTGCTTCCTGAAAAGTCAGGTTGCTTCCTGCTTCTAGAAGGATATCAGCGGCTTCAGCTTTTGGTGCTAGTTCAGCGTTGACAGCTTGAAGTTCAGCGGTGGCAGCTTGTAACTGTTCATTAGCAGCGGCTAGAGCCTTCCTTTCCGTCTCTATAACTACTAAAAGCTTCAAAGACTCCAGGAGGTCTTCAGGCAGTTTAATGGTCTCTTGTGGCTTGTTCCTACCTTCTAAGTCCCGTCTAGCTTGCGCGAAAGTTTTAACTAAGTTAGCCTTGCATTGAACAACTGCTTGTGAGTTTCTGGAAAGTGTTAAGAGGAATAAAGCTTGGTCTTCTGTTAAGTAGACAAATACCTGTGTGTTATTAGCAACTCCTTTGTAGCTAAGTACAGCTCCGTTTTGAAAACGGAGAACTCCAAACTCTTGCTCTATCTGGGTTTGGTATTTCTTGACAACATTCTGCATCCAGTCTGAATGGTTAACCTCTAACTTAGCCGCTACTATTCTTGAGTCAATAAACAGCTCGTTTTCTGGACCAGTTACTAAGTCAGATAATTCAATTTGAGGGGAGGGAGTGGGGGAGGAAGATGCTAAAGTAGTCATGTGAATCTTTTTGGTATGAGGTTCTATTTACAAAAGCAGCTATTGGGTGGGGGGTGTTTAGACCATCCCTCATTTATGCTGCTTATACTATCATTGTAACACCTTAAAAGAGAGTGCGGAAGCTTTTTTAAGTATTTTTTACTATATTCGCAGCACGAATAATCATTGACTTCGCCGGTGGTATTGTCTAGCCACGCAGAAAGTATTCTTTAGGGTGCGAACACTGTGGTACTCCGCACCACTGCGAAGTGATAAACCCTCAAAGGTCTTGCTCTGCTTGACAGTTCGGGCAACAGGCTGGTACGAAGCGTTTTGTTGCTATATAAAGGTTTCAGGCGTTCAGGTACGAACGAAGTTAATACTTATTTATTTAATATACTTAGCTGCTTGCAAGTGTTTTCCAGCTATATACAGGTTTCAGCGATTCTGCTTGACAGTATAAAATATTTATAATTTATCGGTGGTAATAAGTGTTTTGTTGCTATATAAGGGTTCCAGCAGTTGGGGTAATAAGTCACTTATAAAATAAGGTTGACACCCGGAAGACCTCACACTATTTGTACCCCAGCCGTTCTTGCGGGATCTTGGTTGACACCTGGCAGCCACTCAGCTATTAAATCTTCACCTATCAATGCAACGGCTTTAACACCAGTTGTAGTAAGGACTTCAGCCGTTTTTTTGTTGTGCCACTGCAACAGTTCCTAATCGTCTACTAGCTCTTTGATGTCCGAAGTGTTTTTCCTGCTATACAAAGGTTACGGGCGTTTCCTGTCCGAACGACCAAATAAAAGATTATTAACCCACACTTAGGTGGTTATAAGTGTTTTGTTGCTATACAAAGGTTTCAGCAGTTATGGTTGTAAGTATAAAATATTTATATTTTCTAGGTGTTCGTGAGTGTTTTGTTGTTATACAAGAGTTTCAGCAGTTGTGTTCATTAGTCAAGTCGCAAAAATATAGACAACAAAAAGCCCCTGAGCTACTTTTTAATTCGCTAGGGGCTTTTTGTTTGGTTGTCTATCGTTGAAACCATAATTCTACGGATTGTTCTATCGCTGTAATTCTAAATCTGCGGATTTGTTGTCGGATCTAAATTCTAAACCGCTCGCTACCTTGAGTTGCCCTTTTTACTTATACGTGGTGTAAGGGTAAGTGACGGAGGCGACTTGTTTTTCGAGGACGCTCATTAACTCGTTGGGGTCGTAGTGTGGTGGTGTCTAGCACCTTTCCTCTCCCTCCCATAAATACAGTATAACCCAGGGGGACATGGATGTCAAGGGGTTTTATTAAATTATAGGCAGGATTAGACTCAGCCTTATAAGAACCACCTGTAGCAGTCCCAACCTGTCTTTTCTTCAC